CAGTTATCAGAACATGCTACACTATATAACGCAACCAATTGAAAAGAATTTAACAAATTCGTTTGATCAATTAGCAATAATGGATCAGCGGCGTGAAGTAGACAGCAGTAAAATTTTTACAGAATTATATACACTCAAAGAAGGAAAGTAATCATGGCAAAACCATTTGACATCTCAAAGTTCCGCAAGGACATCACAAAAAGCATCCAAGGACTCAGCATTGGATTCAATGATCCCACAGACTGGATTAGCACAGGCACCTATGCACTCAACTATCTAATCTCAGGAGACTTCAACAAAGGCATTCCACTGGGTAAAGTTACTGTATTTGCTGGTGAATCCGGCGCAGGCAAGAGTTATATTTGCAGTGGCAACATTGTAAAGAACGCACAGGATCAAGGCATCTTTGTTATTCTTGTTGACACAGAAAACGCACTTGACGAATCTTGGTTACACGCACTTGGTGTCAACACGGGTCCAGACAAGTTGCTCAAACTCAACATGAGCATGATTGATGATGTTGCCAAAGCAATCTCCACATTCATGACAGACTACAAAGCACTACCAGAAGAAGAACGCATGAAAGTTCTGTGGGTCATTGACTCATTGGGCATGTTGCTGACTCCTACTGATGTCAATCAGTTCGAAGCCGGTGACATGAAAGGTGACATGGGTCGTAAGCCCAAAGCACTGACAAGTCTTGTTCGTAACTCTGTCAACATGTTTGGCAGTTACAATGTGGGCTTGGTGGCCACAAACCATACCTATGCCAGTCAAGACATGTTTGATCCTGATGACAAGATCTCCGGTGGACAAGGCTTTATCTACGCAAGTTCAATCGTGGTTGCCATGAAAAAAATGAAACTCAAAGAAGATGAAGATGGCAACAAGATCACTGATGTCATGGGCATCCGTGCCGGTTGCAAAGTGATGAAAACACGCTATGCCAAACCGTTTGAAGGCATGCAGGTCAAGATCCCTTACTCCACTGGTATGAGTCCGCATTCGGGACTGGTTGACCTGGCAGAGAAGAAAGAGATTCTCAAGAAAGAAGGCAACAGTTTGGTACTTGTTACCAGCGACGGCGAAATTATCAAACAGTTCCGCAAAAAGTGGGAAGCCAATGAAGGCGGATGTTTAGATAAACTGATGGCGGACTTTGCCAATCAGAAAGAAGAAAAACCGGTACTCGAAACAACAACGGAGGAATAACCATGTCAGTAGACCTATCAAGTGAAATCTGGAATGAACTAAAACGATACATCAACACAGTTGATCGTACAGAAGCAGCAGAAGTGTTGGTTTCTGTACTGGTTGACAATGACGTTGCCCCGGACGAAATTCGTGCCACATTCAAAGGCGACACGGATGTCAAAGCAGCATTGGCCGCGTATATCAAGGATCTCGACGACGAGCCCGAAGAAGAAGACTTTGATCAAGACGATGATATTGAGTCCGAGTACGAAGATTAATCATGTGGCTCAGCCGTGTCACTAGTGATCTGGGAGCAATCCCAGATTTCATTGCTCACTTTGAGCAAGAACTCACTGCTGCACGCCGTGATTGCGCCATTGGCGGCATGGTTGAACGAAATATCTCAGCACTGCCGGGCATTACAGAACATAGATTTAATCAGCTTCAAGAAATTGAAGCAGTATTAAATCATCTCAACATACAGCTACGCAAGATTCGTCGAAAACATTTTCAAAAATATCTCGAAGCATATGCTAGAGCATTGACCAGCAGAGATGCTGAAAAATATGTGGATGGCGAAGACGAAGTGATTGACTTTGAAACTATCATCAACGAAGTGGCCTACTTGAGAAATCGTTACTTGGGCATTATGAAAGCCATGGAAAGTAAAAACTTCATGCTGGGACATGTGGTAAGATTACGAGCTGCTGGGATGGAAGACATACAACTATGACATTTAGAAACGACCAAGAACGGCACGAACACAGTTTACAAACTCTCAACACATTGGCCGAGTATGATGACTTCATGGAAAGCATTGGTACACTGGTTGATCTTGGTTGTGGCAGCGGTATGGATCTAGAATGGTGGGCAACTAGAACCACCAGAGAGGATGCGCCGCAACCGTTGAACATTCGTTGCACCGGAGTTGACATTGCCAACGCACCATCGATGTTTAAAAAATATCCAAATATCACGCATCAACTGATTGACTTTGAACAAGTCAACCGGCTACCAAAAAAGACAAAGTTTGATGTGCTGTGGTGTCACGATGCTTTTCAGTATTGCGTAAATCCACTAGAAACTCTAGGTAAATGGAACAGCATTGCCGAAGATGGCGCCATGTTGGTAATGGCAATTCCGCAGACCACCAACATGGACATTCGCCAACTGTCGTTTGTGCAGCCCGCTGGATGCTATTATCATCACACAGTGGTCAGTTTGATTCACATGCTGGCAGTGAATGGGTGGGATTGCAATTCGGGCTTTTTTCTAAAGCGGCCAGACGATGATTTTATACATGTGATTGCCTACAAGAGTGCCCATGCTCCTATGCCATACAGCACTACCACATGGTATGAATTGGCAGAAAAGGATCTACTGCCAGAAACAGCAATGACCAGTATACAGCGCCACGGTATGATACGGCAACAAGACCTTGTGCTACAGTGGATTGATAAAAGTTTATCCCGGATGGGGCAACAATAAACGGCCAAGCGGTAAACCAGAGGCAATTTCTTCTGTATACCATTCGGTATGTGCCAGCTGTTCCAGCCATGCTGTACGATCTGGTCTGGCAGGATCGTTGATACGGGACAGATCTAAATTGCCCACTGGTGCAGCCAAACTGGTTGAATTGACAAACGCCGGAACACCAGCCAACACTGCTTGTGAGCCAGGTCCGCTGTTGTGATTGATCACAGCCCACGCAGTGGCCAAACACCGATCATAGTCAAAGTTATCATAGGTTCCCTGAACCGGCGTGGGCATTTGTATAACACAACCTGGCACTGCACCTATACGCTGTCTTGGGTGTGGCCGTATAACAATGGGTCGATCTGTATATTCTCTAATCTTGCCAGCAGTTTCTGTCAGCCAGGCCACAGTGGGCGGTTGTCCAGCCCATTGTTCACTTTCTGAACGCTGTGCTGCAATGACAATATTGTATCCAGTGTTGGTCCAGGGCTTGGCTGTCAGTCGTAGGTTGGCTGCACGACCTGGTATCAACTCAGTGCCATAATAAGCAGTGCTGCCGGTTCCGTTCAATCCCAATTTCCATGTGCTGCCGCGCCGCAGCATGCCCACCTCGGCCACTATCACAGGCCTTCCGCTGTTTCTAAATGTTTGCCATATTTCACGATTGTGCTTCATGCGGCCGTGCCACAACTGACTCCAGATAACAGCAACATCTGCCGAACTGTCCATGTTGTTATGCTTGATACCCAGTTGGTCAAGACCTGTTCTAATGGCGTCAAACACAGGCCCGCTGTTGAGTGCGCCATATTGGTCAAAAATACTTACTCTCATAATATACCCGGTTAAATATACACTTAGTTATAAGGAAAACAATGAGTCGTAAATTCTCTGTGGTCACCACATTCAACGCATCTGGCTACAAAAAATACGGCAAAAGAATGATCGAAACATTCCTGAACACATGGCCTGCAGAAGTTGACTTGATAGTGTATGCTGAAGATTGCACTGTCGTTGAATCTGCACCCAACTTGCGTGTGTTAGATCTGCATCGGGACAGTCCAGAACTAGTGGCATTCAAAACAAAATGGCGCGGTGTTCCCAAGGCCAATGGTGATGTGTCTGCTGACCCCACAAGAAACAACCGCAAAGACGCTGCCAAAGGATTCAAATGGAATGCTGTACGCTTTGCTCACAAAGTATATGCTATATTTGCTGCTGCCCATGCTGCAACTGATTGGCTGATATGGATGGATGCTGACACTGTGTGTCATAGTCCTATCTCGATGGCGCAATTACACAATTTGTGTCCCGCCGCAGCTGACATTTGTTTCTTGGGTCGCAAAGGCAAATACACCGAATGCGGGTTGTATGCTATGAATCTGCGTTCTCCGGCCACATCAAAATTTCTCAAAGAGTTTCAGCGTGTGTACGACGATGCAGACAACGGAATATTCACCATGAAAGAATGGCACGACAGTTTTGTGTTTGATGTTGTGCGTAAATCAATGACGTTGGAACAACACGATTGGAGTAGCCATTTGATTTCGGG